GTGCTCCTGCATTATAATTTTTCCACCCCCCCTTCGGATCATCTTTCCAAGATGTATAGGTATTCATAAATTTTGGAAAATCTTTTTCTGACTTTTTATACCAACCATCTATTAAACCACGCCTTCCAAATATCACCTTCAATAAATTTGATTTTTTAAGAGCCTGTCTTAATTCTCCTGAAGTTATCTTTTTATTTTTCTTTATTTCTCTGTGTATAAATTGAATGAGTGGTTTTTCTAAGGATTTAAATTTTCTTAAATTAAAATCATCAGGTTGAATCTTCGCTATTGCGTCAAAAATTTTGTCTTCAACCCGATATTTAATAAATCTTACACTTATCTTTCCTTCACTTAATTTAGATTCCTTGATTTTTTGTAATATTTTAGGATCTTCATCACCAAACATATCAATTAATGTGTCTTGTATCTCACCTCGTGAGTATCTCATTTGTTTGAATTGTCTTTTAGAATTATCAATGGCTTGAAAAATAGGTGAGTAACCTTTTTGTTTTAACAATTTCTTGACAGCAGGTCTCATCTTTACTTCTTTTTTCAGTTCTTTACCAGTTCTTGCGAACGGATCCTCATCTCCAGTTTCACGAGCTTTCTTCTGTTTATACAATAGTTGTGCATTTTGGTCATCTCCAAACACATCACTTTGTGTGCTAACATCTACACCATAATTTTGTTTTTCACCATCTTCATAAATGTTACCTTGTGCATCTACACCCACCATACTTCCATCTTCTTTGTCTTTGTATTGAATAATAGTTTCACCATTACTTGCCTTTTGTGTACCTTGTACTTCTAATCTATCTGGATCTCTCGAACCACCAATTTTCCTTTGAATACTATCTCCCATCCGTTTTGTATCTTTATCTTTTTTGATTGGTTTTATTTGAGATGGTTTTTGTTTTGGTTTATCACTTTTTGGTTCATCTTTTTTCTTAGCAGCTGCTTTTGCCTTTTTCGAACCAGGATGTCTTTTGATATATGCTGCCTGTTCTCCCGCTGATAAATCACTCCACCAATCTTCTTTGACTAAATTTTTTAATAAATTACTCATTCCTATTCTCCACGAATTATATCGTTAATAATACTTTCAACTTTACAATACTTACCACAGGTTCTACCTTCTGTAATCGGTATTTCGTTTCCAACACTTTCTTTCATTGGATATAGGAAAGCTCCATGTGTTGATGGATTTGATACGAAATCAAATGCTATTAATTCGAAATCATCTCCTACTTGTTGTCCATCACCCTCTTGCATAGGTTGAACTGAACCCATACCACGAGAACTGATACCTAACTTTATACCTGCTTTAAATAATTCTGTTAATATATTACCACTTGGTGTTCCCAATACTTCAACCGTACCGACTAAATTCTTACCTTCCCAATGCATTTCGGTAATATTATGAGATACATTTTGTAAATTGACTACTGATGACTCAGGATGGTCTAACTCACCCATAGCTCTTTTTTGTTTAATAAACTGAGAATCATATTTATCAGATTCTCTTGCCAAAATCTCGTGTGGATAAACTCTACCATTTTGATTTTTGGCATCTGACCTTTGTAGAACACCATGAACAACTAAACGACCATTATTTTGTTTAATTGATTCGTTTATCTGTTCTCTTGTTACCTCAAATGGTAAATAATCTACTATTAATTGTTTTGACATCATTTCACTCCTATCTCATAAAATCATATTCTTGATTTTTAAAAATTTCTTCAAATTCCTCAGCATAATCTTTTGCCAACTGTTTTCTTTGTCTTTTTGGAAAAACATCTAAGTGATTTCCACCATAAGACCTAACATATCGTTTTGCACCATCATCAATTAAGTACAAAAATGCCTTTTGGGCTAATCTTTGACGATATTGACCTTTTTTCTTCTTTTTTGACAGATTTTTTAATATTGGCATGTATCTTTGTCTGTAAAGACTCGAATCGTTGTCAATATAGAGCTTTAATTCTTTCATTTCTTCTGAAAGACTAGCCTCTGTTAATAAATCTTTGAGTTTTATCACTAACTTTTCCTCATCATAATCTCGTGTCTTAAATCTTCAAGTTTTTTAATCCACACGGTTAACTTTTCAATCATATAGTTTTTATCAACATCTTTCTTCTGTATTTCTGTATGCCATCTTTTTAGCATTGTTGAAATACCAAACAAAGAGTCCATAAAAGACTTTCTGTTCTGTTCGAATGACATAATCTTTAATGTAGCTGACCAACTTTGTTTGCTAGTTTTACTAACCTCTCACTTATTTTGTGTAAAGCCTTATGTGTATTCTTCCAATATGACCTTGAGTCAACATTTAACTCATTTTTTAATCTAACATTATATCTGACAAGTCGCTCTAACTCAGTAAGACTATCACGAGTCTCTCTCATTGCCATTCCAATTTTTTGTTTAGGAGACATAGAATCATCATTACGAAAATCATGATATCTACCTTCTTTTCTTAATTTAGGATCTTTTGGTTTAAAATTATCAGTACCAATTGTTGGATCCTCGTGTCCGTCTTGATATCCAGCCTTTTTCTTCTTCTTACCTTTTTTATTACTACCCTTGAATGAATGTGGTGTTTGATATTCACCACCAGCAGTTGCGGTAGAGTTAGCCTCATCGATTTCTTTTTTAATCAGTTCTCTAATGAGGTTACGGAATATATCTTTTTTAGGAAGTGACATTCCTTATCTCCTTAATAAGTTCATAGTACCTCATTAATGCAACTACTTGTTTATCTTTAACAATTTTACCTTTAGAAATAGCTGATGTCTGTTTTATTGCCTCAGATAATTTAATTTTTGTAATGTCATCATCCACTTTAGGTAAAATTTTTGTAAGAATTTGTTTTACTTTCTTCACTTCACCATCTATAAATTCTCTTAATGAATTAGTATTAGAAATATTATTTATATATTCCTTTAATAGATTTCTTTGCATAGAATTAAGACTCTTATACTTACCATTAAAGTTTTCAACCATTAACTGATAAGATAATGCCTGTATGTCTTTGTCCTCTTTCTTGAAATCAACAAGACTTTCTGAATCTACTTGAACTTTCTTAACTTTATTACGAGTTATGTGTTCAGTAATACAAAATGAACTATCCACTTCATCTGCTGGGTTGAGAAAATTAACAGTTTCTGCCATAAATAATTTGTAAATTGAAGCATATACTTTATAATTTGGAATTCGTGCCCTAAAAAAGTCTCCTACATTATAATTTTCTTTAATCTCTTTTATAAGATTGTATTTTTCGTTTCGCAGTTTTTTATTTTGTAACTTTTCTCTTGATTTTAATACTACTTGTAATAATTTTTCTGCCTTATGAGACGATTTATAATTTTCCTTTAATAATACCTGATAAAGTTGATTTTCTTTCCCAAGTTCTGAATTCTCATTAAAGAATTTTTTTAGTAACTCGACTGATTTAGAGGTTTCACCGCCACTTATCATATCTACGGTAATTTGACGGGATAATAATTCAAATAGTATTCCCGTATTCTTAATCTTCGAGTGTTTTACCCGTTGGCCCATAATTTATGCTCCTAAATTGTATATTTCTTCATCTATAAATATAAAAACTTCTAATAATTCATCATTTAAGTTTCACTTAAAGTCGAATCTACCTCATTTTTATATTCTTGTTCCACATCTGAAGTTTCTGTGATTATTTTTACTTCTTCCTTACTGACTTTACCTAAACTTTTCTTTAACGCATCATAGTGTGCCAATGCTATTCCATATTTTGGACTTCCACTACCACCCTTTCTCTTATCATGACTACCAAGTGGATCTCGACCTCTGACACTTGAGTCCTTTCCATGTTTAGGACCTTCCTTTGGACGACCACTTCCTGGCCACCCATCGTCTGGCATATCCATTTCTAATTCACGACTCGTTCTTGCTGTTCTTGCTCCTGGTGGTTGTGGTCCTGGAACTCCTGGCATTCCACCCTCTGCTCCACCAGCGTCCATCATTGCTCCTTGAGTTCCGACTGCTTCATTACTTTGAACAGGATCATTACCTTCCATTTCAATCTGTGACCATCTGAATTTTCTCTTTTGGTCTTTAAGTAATCCGAGCCTAACTTCTTGTTTTTCTTCTTCAGTAAATTTAAAAATATTATCGTAAATCCAATCTGTATCTGCTATCTTAGAGTCCATCATAGATTGGGCTAAACTTTGTTTGTTATTCCACAATTCAATCTTTTCTTCCTCGTATATCGTGGATGGATTTTTTAGATTCAATTCAAAATTGACAAGTTCTTCATCTGTATATCCTTGTGAATATAAATGTACTATTGCAATTTTGTGTAATTCACTAACAATAATCCTCTGTATCCTTTCGATTGTTCTGGCAAATCTGACATCCTCTGCTGCTAATGTTGCCTTACTACCTGCGGCTTCATCATATCCAAGAAAAGCCTTTGGAACTTTTAATGCTGCCATTAACTTATTTCTCAAATATTCAATATCATCTACAGCCTCATAAGTTAATCCTGCCAAACTATCTATCTGAGTTCCACTATCTCCACCACGAACAGGTAGGAAAAAATCTTCTGTAAGATTTTGGATATTATATTTTAGATTATACTCACCTGTAGCTTGGTCTATAACTGGTGCTTTTTTCATCTTATTAATTATCTTTTGCATAAAGTTTTCAACTTCTGCAGGTGGTATGTTTCCTATATCAATTTTGAATACTCTCTTTTCAGGTGCTCTCATAATACGATGTATCAACATAGCATCTTCCATAAGAGATAATTGTTTCCAAATTTTACGAGCTCCTTCAATCATACCTTTACCATAAGGTAAAAAGTTAGAGTCTGATAATAGTCTAAAGTGGGCTATTTCAAAATTTTCTAATGTCTTTCCTTCTGTCATCCGTGAACTATGTCTATTATCACCATTTTCAACCATAAATTGTGTAAAGTATGGGTTCTCTGGATCCTCTCCTTCAAGACGAGTCACATCATAAGGTGAAAGTGGTACTACATTTGTAACTCCATACTTTTCCTTGATATCTAAAAATAGATAAAAATCTCCGTACTTACACATATTCCTAACCCAAGGCCATAAATTGAATTCTATATTCAATACATCATAAAATAAATTGTGTAATATATCATGAATATTTTCGTTATCTGAATTAACTTCTAATATTTTACCATATTCATTTTTCATTGTGGATTCGTCTGCATATATATCAAGTGCACTTGCTACTATTGCATCATTATCCATTTCCTCATAATCTCTAAACAACCCAAGTCGTTGTGATTGGAAACTAATTGATTGTGCGTGTCCGTAACCACCTGTTGCCTGAGAAGTGTGAAGTCTTGACCACCTGTCTATAAGATTGTTTCTTGTTTGTGCTTGTACTTTTCCTGTATCGGCAATCTTTAACCTTCTACCACCTGCATGTCTTACGATTACATTCGTGGAAAAAAGTCTTTGTAGTCTACTTCTTAGATTTGTTTTTGCCATTTTATCCTCTATTATTTAATTAACCAAGTTAGATCTTCTTGTTCATCACCAACTTTCATTGTCCAAGAATCATTCTTATTATCTTGTGGTGTGTAAACTGCTTCATAATCTAACATTTTACTTAGGACTGTTTTTTGTAGGGCAATTCCCTCTGCGTTCAACCTTAGTGCAGTATCTCTTACCCACAATCCAATT